GAAGATGCAAATAAGTAAACATTTAACATTAGAGGAATGCACACGATCAGCGACTGCGGATAAATTAGGAATAGTAAACAACAACCCTAACCAATCAGTTATTGATAATATGAAGTTACTAGCTGAAAAGGTATTTGAACCAATTAGAGAGCATTTTAAAGCACCTATTCACGTAACAAGTGTATATAGAGGTTTAAACTTAAATCAAGCCATAAAAGGCAGTATTACAAGTCAGCATTGTTCAGGCCAGGCAATGGATATTGATATGGATTCAAAAGGCAAACCAACGAATAAAGAAGTATTTGACTATATTAAAAAGAATTTAGAATTTGATCAGCTGATAAATGAATTTGACTGCAGCTGGATTCACGTATCTTATGTGAAAGGTAAAAACAGAAAGCAAGTATTAAAAGCAAAAAAAGTAAACGGACGAACAACTTATGAAACTATTAAATAATTATATAGATATGCCAAACTTAGATAAGATACCAGAACCAGTGCAGGAGTTGTTAGATTCAGCAGCAACAGAATATTCACGAAGCGAAGCAACAACTAATGCAGGAAGAATATTAAGATTTATTTGCAGGTTTATAAAGCCTACTACTATTATTAAAATGTTTGCTCACAAGTTAAGCAAATAGCCTTTTTAGTTGTTTTAAAGAATGATAATGTATTTTTGGTATATTGATATAGTTTATATTTTATCGTTTGTTAAACAGCCTTTAAATGCGTTTGTAATTATTTTTAAAAATAAATTGAAAAAAGTATTTATAATTAAAAAATAGTTTATATATTTGACCCTTCAATTTGGCTGAACACCTATTGATATTTAGGTAGCCATTTTGATAAGTCGAAATTTAACCCTTAAGCAAAGTTGTTCAGCCCTTTGTATTGAGGGTTTTTTGTTACCTAAACAAATCGAAGTAAGTATTTAAGAGGAGAAATACAACAATTTAGCTTACTTCTAAAGCACTAAAATGGGCTTCTAATGGTGCAACTGTAAACGAAACTGCGACGGTCTAACTAAGTAGAATTCAAAACAGAAGAAAAGGAATGTTTGAAAAATTAACATTTCTGGATTAACGAGAAATCAGTTATTCCCTTAGGCTTCTTCTGTTTACTCACCAGCTATTATCTTCAAAGTAGTAAATAATTAAATAATTAATTAAATAAATAGTTAGTATATTAAATTAATTTATATATTTGTAAAAGAATTGTGCATAATTCAAATAACTAAAAAACATTAATAGCCTTTTAGCGTTAGTAGGGATGCACCCCGAAAGCGTTAAAAGGCTTTTTATTTAAAAAATATGATACAAATTAAAGAAGAATTTAGAAAATTAATTCCAGCGTTGACTGCTGAAGAATTTAAACAACTTGAACAAAATTGTTTGAACGAAGGCATTCGTGATAGTATTGTTCTTTGGAACGATTTTATTATCGATGGACATAACCGTTATCAAATAGCAATGAAACATCAATTACAATTTGAATGTATTGATATGGCTTTTGATAGTGAAGATGATGTTGTAGTATGGATGATAGATAACCAAGATGGTAGAAGAAATTTAACCGATGGTTGGAAATATAAATTACAACAAATTAAAAAAGTAATACTTTTAAAAAAAGGAAAAGAAAAACAAATAGAAGCTGGAAAAATATATGGCGAAAACCATAAAAAAGAAGAGGTTTTGTCAACTATTGACAAAAGCTCTCACGACACCAGAAAAGAAATAGCAAAGGCACTTGATTGGAGCACAGGTAAAGTTGCAATGGCAGATATTGTATTTAAAAAAGCAACACCTGAATTAGAAGAAAAGGTTTTGAATAATGAAGTTACAATTAACCAAGCGTACCAAGAAATAAAGAAAGAAGAAAAGAAAGAAATTCATATTGAAAAGAAAAAAGAGTATGAGCAAAGAATTGAAACGGTAACTAACAACGAGTTTAAAATAGATATTTTTAATACTTTAAATAAATTTAGAGTAATATATGCTGACCCAGCTTGGAGTTATAACGATAAACAAGATACGCCACAACTTGGAGGGGCTGCTAAGCATTATGATACTATGAGTGTTTCACAAATTTGTAATTTGCCAGTTAATGAAATAAGCGAAAAAGATAGTGTTTTATTTTTATGGGTAACATCACCATTATTAGAAGATGCTTTTACAGTTATAAAAAGTTGGGGTTTTAAATATAAAACATCTTTTGTTTGGGATAAAATAAAGCATAATATGGGGCATTATAATTCAGTAAGACACGAATTTTTATTGATAGCTACAAAAGGAAGTTGCACACCAGACAATAAAAAATTATATGATAGTGTTCAAGCTATTGAAAGAAATAATAACCATAGCGAAAAGCCTATTGAATTTTTAAATATAATTGATGATATTTATAATTATGGTAATAAGTTAGAAATGTTTTGCAGAAACATTAAAAAGGAAAAATGGTATGGATGGGGTAATGAAATATAATTATGACAGAAAATTATAAAAATATGCTACAAAAAGGCTTGGAATTTCAAGACTTTGTAACTGATCTTTTAATTAAAGAAATAGGTATTTCATTGAGTAGTTATAGTTCAATGAAATACCAATATTCGAAAGGTGAAAATAAACAAGGTTTTGAAATAAAGTTTGATGACAAATATAAAAATACTGGTAATATATATATTGAAATTTCTGAAAAGTCAAATGAAAATAATATAAATTACATAAGTTCTGGAATATATAGAAATGATAATACTTGGCTTTATATTATAGGAAATTATGAAGAAATATTTATTTTTTCAAAAAAACATTTAATATTAATGCACGAAAGTAAAAGACATAAAGAAGTAATTACCAATACAAGTAATGGTTTTTTAATAAAAAAAGAAGATGCAGAAAAATATTGTACTAAAAAAATAACATTAAAAACACAATGAGTAAAAAGAAAAACACCGAAATACACAAACTATACTGCATTAGTCAACTACTACTAGACAGCCTTGACGAACTTAAACCAACATCCGCTAAAATGGTAAAGTTTAAAGAAGATTTAATAGGGTTATGTGAACAAATGAACAACGACGTGGCAGATACTTACACCGTTCAAAAGAGCACTTATTTTCACGATATGACAAAGAAAATTGATAGCATAGTAAGGCACACATTTAACGACAAAATGTAATGATGAATCCATACGAACCAATATTAAAAGAAATAGCAACAGGAATGTTAGAAAGAGCCGAGGATAAACCTAACTTTTCAAACGATTCTTTGCTTGATGCTACATTGATTTTTCAAACAGTTCTATTTGACAAAGTACACGATTTACAAGTTGATGAAAATATGAAATTAAAATATGGATTAGAAATGGCGGAAAGTTTAGGTAATGAATTAAGAAAAATAATTAAAATATATACGGGATTAGACACACACGATTTAGTAAATAATTACGGAAAATGAAACAAAAAAAGTGTAAAGTTTGTCAAGAGTTTTTTACCCCGATCCAGTTTGCACAAACAGCCTGCGGATATAAGTGTGCTATAATCCACTCTAAAAATTTAAAATTACAAAAAGAGCTAAAAGACTGGAAAGCAGAAAAAGCTATTTTAAAGGATAAACTTAAAACGCTGGGACAATATGAAGCCGAAGCAAAGAAATCGTTTCAAAAGTGGATTAGAATGCGTGACGATAAACAACCTTGCATTAGTTGCGGAATACAACAAACCGATTTGTGGGATGGTGGTCACTACAAAAAAGCAGAAATATACAGCGGTGTTATATTCGACGAAAATAATTGTCACAAACAATGCCGAAAGTGCAACAGGTTTCTAAATGGCAATGAGCTAAATTATAGGCAAGGTTTAATTCAAAGATATGGTATTGATTTTGCGGACCAGATAGAACAAAAAGCAAATGAGACCAGAAACTACAAATTTACAAAAGAGGAATTAATAGCTAAAAAATTAAAGTATGATATACTGATTAAACAAATAAAGTAGTATATTTGCTTATCATAAATATTGTGTTTTTAAATGGTTTTAGTGAACCCGAAAGATCCTCCGCAGAAATGCCGAGGATTTTTTTTTAAAAATAATTTACTTTTTATTTGGTTATTAAAAAATTGTTT